ATAATTTAGATTCATTTGATTCTGCAAAGAATTATTTTAAATCTTTAGACTCAAATGGTGGAACTGTACTAGCTAGAAATTTAGAACATATTTCAAGTGAAGTATTTGAACAAAGAATTGCAGGATTATCATTCTTAACTGCTTCAGGTATTGTTATCAACAATGAAGGTGGATATGCAAAAGCTATTACAAAATTAAAATCAAATATTCAAGGTGATTTTAAAGATGCGGGTGATAACACAAACGGCAAGGGTAAAATCTCTATAGGTGTTGAAGATGACACAATGCCTGTATTTATGAAAGAAGCTGTATCTGATTGGTCTGAAACTGAATTAAACAGAGCATCATTAGAAAACAGAAACTTAGTATCTGAATACTTAAGAGGTCATGACCAAAAGTACAAAGAACAAATTGATAGAATCGGTTACTTAGGTATCGAGGGTAAATCAAAAGGACTTTTAAATAATACTTTATTTGCTTCAAGTGGAGCTACTGGTGTATTTAGTGGATTAACTGCTCAAGAGATGTTCGATGAAATTTCAACATTAGTATCAGACCAAAGAACAGCTGTATTAAATGATGAAATGTTTAGTGCTGATAAAGTTGCAGTTCACCCTGATACTTACAACATTTTAAGCAAAACTTTTGTAAATACTGCTGGAAGTTTAACAACTGTTAGAGAAGCTCTTGAAAGAACTTTAAATATTACTTTTGTTATTACTTTAAAATGTGATATTGCAGGTGTTAAAAGAATAGTTGCTTACTCTTCACAAAGACAGGCTATTCAAATGAGAATACCAGTTGCATTAAAAATTTCTAACCAATACCAAATTGGTGGATTTAGATATGGAATTGAATCTATGTTTGCAGTGGCTGGGTGTGACCTGATAGAATCATTATCAGGTAAAATTCTTACTGCTGTATAAAAAGAGGGAGGTTTAATTACTTCCCTCTTTTATTAAAATATCTTCTAATAATATAACTTCTAACTAAACTTATCAAAGTAAAGTATAAACCTATTAATAAATTATCACTCAATGGAATATTAATATCAAACAATGGAAATATAGCTAATTGACTTAATAGGGCTGTTATATACCCTATTAATATATTTGTTAATGATTCTATAAATGAGTTTAGTTTTGATTGCATTAGAATAGTGTTCCTTGAGCACTTTGTAATCTTTTATTTATGGTATTGATATAAGTTTCTTCAATCTCAAAGCCTATAAAATTTCTTTTAGTATTTTTGCAAGCCACCAAAGTACTACCACTCCCAGCAAAAGTATCTAAAACTAAATCATTTTTTTCTGATGATTTTGCTATAAAGTACTCCATTAAATTAACTGGTTTTTCAGTTGGGTGTAAATTATTTTGCGTCCTGTTTGCTTTAATTATATTTGAATCCCGCCCACCATTTAGTTTTTTATCCCCGTTGCTACAAAATAAAACCATTTCATATTTAGGAGCGTAATCACCTAATAAATCACCACTTCCGTGATTATTCTTTTCCCATATAAGAATATTTTTAACTTTTCTAAATTTTTCTATTTCACTTTTAAAAAAATCTATTTTATGATGACTACAAAATATATACAAATGAGCATCATCTTTGGAAACTCTATCAATTTCTTTTATCCAATCAGGAAACCAATTCACATCAATATCATTTTGTATTTTTAAATGTTTTTCTTTTCTACGGCTAGATTGGAAATCCATACCATACGGAATATCAGTTAAAACTAAATCAATTGATTTGTCATCTATTCTTTTAATTCCATTTAAACAATCTTCATTATAAACTCTATTTAACTCTATCATTTTCCTTAAACCCTCTTAATAAATTAAAATAATTTTAATATAACTTAGCTTAAATCATTATAAATTTATATGCTATAATTAAAACAAAAAAAGGAAAAGTTATGTACAAGAAAAACATTGAGAATACTTTTGAAATTGGCTCACATAAAATTGAAACTGAATTTTTTGAATTAGATAAATTATCTGAAAAAGAAAGTAAGATTTTAAACAATGCTATTAAGTCTGGTATTATTGAGATTGTAGAAGAAGTTAAAGAAGAAACTAAGGCTATTAAAAAAGGGAAGTAATTTCCCTTTTACCTTTTTCTATAAACAATTTTTTCTTTATATATAACTTCATTTGATTTGATTTTCAACTCTTCATTTTCTTTTTCTAATTTATTTATCATTTCATCACATTGTATAAAAGCATCTATCATATCTATGTATTGTTTGCCAGTTAATGTATATTTTCTGTTAGGTTGTATTATTAATTTTTCATATTCACATTCTAGTCTATAGCTTTCAAATTCTTTACTCATTTTCCTTCCTTTATATAAAATCCCAAATATTACTTTGATACAATAAATGGGATTTAGCTTTTACTCTTAATTGTTCATTTGTATAAATCACTTTATACTCATTGAATTCACTTGTTTTACAATCCATAGCTAAATCAATCTCTTTTTCTACATTCTTTAATCTAAGATTTTCAAAGAATATTATCAACATACTTTTTCTATGTTTCGTAAGGTTTTTATATTTTAAGAAACCAGCTAACATTTCGATATTATCGTCAAGTAAACTACATAGGAAATAATAATCGTTTATTAGTTGTTTCAAAGTTTTAGCCTTAGTTTAGTAGTTCTGGTTTTTCGTATATGTTGCCGATAACTTTAAGGCTATTATCTATAAGAAAAAAACCTTCTACAATAAAACAAGGTCCATCATAAATAACTACACCCTTATCATTAAAGCCATTATTATCAAAAGCAACAATATCGCCCTCGTAAATCTCTACACCATTTTTATCTTTTAATCCAGTGTATTGCATAAGTTTAAAGTCTTTACTCGCCCACCCACTAAATACATTTAAAGGCATTTGTTTATTTTCATTTATCCATATATCTCCATCATTGGAAAAGCTTAATAAATTTTCAATATTAATCATTTTTTTTTGTTCTATATGATATGCTCTAAATTTAATCTCTCTCATTCTCTTTATCCTCTTAATAAATTTAAAATAATTTTAGCGAATAAAACTATAAATCCAACTTAAAAAAGGCTACCTTGAACACCATCTATTAATATATTTTTATCCATTGCTCTATCTAATATATACTCTCCGACTTCTGGGTTTACCAAATTTCTTAAGATTTGCCTTTTGTCGTGCTTAATAGAAACTCCTTTTAAGTTGAACCCATATCTTCCATTTGTGCCTGTTTGATGTGCAATAGCTTTTTCTTTTTCAACTTCAATTTTTGGGATATTAAAATTGCTCCAAAATAAATGCCTATCAATCTCTACTGTTGGAGCAACAAGTGGATTATAATAAGGTATGACATTTTCAATGCACCACTTGCCTTTATACCAATTATTTGACAGCATTATTATCTCTTCATAAAGCTTCATATCAGGAAAGCGTGGCTTTTGATTTCCGTCAGTGTTTATCCTACTATGAGAGGGACAAGGAGGAGAAGCCCATATAAAATCCCAGCCATCCAAAAGGTGTTCTAACAAATAATTATGTGCATCCGTAACGATAACCGTATCATTAGGGTAATATTCCTTATATAGTCTTGCTATTTCAGGATTGTATTCAACTGCTGTTATCTGATGTTCTTCACTTTTCCACAGTTTCCTATTTCCACCAATGCCTGCATATAAATTTAATATTTTCATTATTCTCACTCTTTATAATTAATTCAAATAATTTTAACTAACTCATTCATAAATCCAACTTAAAAAACTATTATATAATTAAGATAAAAAGGATTAATTTTGATAACATCAACAAATTTTAAAATTAGATTCCCCGAATTTACAAGCACAGCAGATGCGAAAATAAATCTTTTAATTGATGAAGCGTATTTATCAATCGGTTCAAAGTATGGCAAGTTTCAAGATACAGCAGTTTTATATTTTGTAGCTCATAACTTAGTTATTGAAACAAATGGATTAAATGCTATGAGTGCAACTGTATCAAGTCAATCAGTAGATGGTGTAAGTGTATCTTATGCAATGCCTACAACTATCAATGAGATTAATGCTTATTATGGCTCTACGGGTTATGGTCAAAAGTATTTATATTACTTTAATATAGTTAGAGTAGGTCAAGCTAGTATCGTATGAAAAATGATAACTCTTTATTTATAGCGTATGAAAAGAATTTGCAACAGTTTAAAGATTCAGTTGTAAAAACTGGAATACTTGCAAAAGATGGAAGTGAGAATCATAGCGAGGGTATAACGGTATTTCAAATTGGAATGATTCACGAGTTCGGAGTGCCTGAAAAAAACATACCTCGTAGAAGTTTTATAAGAGTACCTATTGAGAACAATATAAAAGAAATAACTAAACTAATTGAGAATAATCATAAGTTAGTTAGTGAGAATGCTATGAGTGCAAAAGTTGCTTTAGACAGGATAGGAATTAAGGCTCAAAATACGATTAAAGAATCATTTAGAAATAACGATTGGAAGCCAAATGCTCCGATAACTGTAAAAGGTGGTTGGATGTCTAAGAATGGTAAAAAGTTTTTTGTAAAAGGTAAAGGAAGTAGTAAACCTTTAATTGATAAAGGGCAACTAATAGGCTCAATTAGTTATATAGTAGAAAAGGAAAATTAATGTTACCAAATCTTAGTCAAATAGTAAATAACTTTAGTCAAGTAGTTACACTAAAAAAAATAACTCAAACAATAGTGAATTATAAGCCAGTTAATACAGTTATAGAGTCGCAAATTAAAGCTACTATTCAAGTTGCAAGTGATGAAACATTAAAGGTAAATAACTTAGATACAAGTAAATCTTATTTTACTATTCATAGCACAAGTGCTTTAAAAGTTAATGATATTGTGGTTTATAAAGGTAAGAATTTAAAAGTAATTACGATTAGAGATGATTCGGATTATGGATTTTATAAGGGTATAGGAGAACAGGTATTGTAGTAAGATTACACAGGGATTAACTCCCCTTATGTAAATATACTATCAAGATGCTTTTGCACAAAATAACGAACGCTATCTCTTCTCTCTTTAACTGATAAAAATTGTTTTATATCGGTTGATATTTCTGTGGCAATAATTGACACTATTTTTTTAGCAACTTCTCGTTCTATCTCTTCTTTAATGTCTTGTTTTATTTTTTCTTTATCTATCTCTTGCCAAATAGTATGAATAAAATCATCTGGAATCTTAAATCTATTATTATAGTTTGGTTCAATCCATCTTCCTTCCATAATTATTTTAGCAATTGCATTTTCTGCTGTTTGTTTTAGTTTTTCTTCTAGGTTCATTCTTTTTCTCCTTTAATCTTTAAAATAATTTTAACAAAACAAACATTAATTTAACCTTTATCTATTAGCTATAATTAAAATAAAAAGGTTATTTATGATTAACATTCAAATAGCAGATTTTACAAAAGCCTTAATGAATGATACAAATTTAATTATCATTTTAGGGCGTGAGAACTTTGAAAATGTGGACTTCACAAAAGATTTAATTTTAATTGATTCTTTAACGGTTGCTAAGAATATAAGTGCAACAGATAGTTATAACGGTACAAGTGAAATACAAACATTTACAACTTACTTTAATCAATTGTTTACTTTAGATTTTTATGGAGATAATGCCTACACAAACGCTAATAAATTTGTAGCATTATTAAGAAGTGAAAAAGCAAATTGGTATTTAAAAGATTATAATTTATCAATGTTAAATGCTAATAGTATTATTGATTTAAAAGACTTATTAGGCACGGATTATACTAATAGGTATCAAGTAGAAGTAAGTGTTAATTATTTTGTTAATGTTGCTATTGATACGCTTAGAATTGATACAATCAACTATGAAATAAGTTTAGTTGAAGAATAGAAAGAGGGTTTAAAATTCCCTCTTTATTATCTAACTAAAATAAAATCTGAATATATCTCTTCATTATTTAAGTAATACATAACAGTTGTCATCTTCATTAATTTCAATAATTCTTTTTAGTTTATTATCAAAGATGAAATAAACTAAATCATTAACTTTTAAATCTATTACTTTAAATTTATTAATATGAATAGGCATATTAGTTCCACTAAATAAAAAATCAATAATATTTAATACTTGATATTTTGTAAAGTTTGCATTAGGTAGTGTCTCTTTGAATTGTTCTATATCAATCATGTTTTATCCTTATATAATATATTTAAATCTATTTTCAAAATTTGAAACATCTCTTAAATGTTTAATCATTCTTTTTGTTTCAGAACATAGAAATTTACTTTTGTCTTTTTCTATTCTTATAAAAAATATTCTTTTGTCTTTTATTCTTACCACTTTTTTGTAAGTCATTTTTAAAACCTTTTTTTATCATGTAAGTAAGCCATTAAAATAGCAATTGAACCACCTATTAATGCAATTAAAAAAATACTAATTTGAATAATATCTCCAAGTGTATATATAAACATTTTGATACTCCTTACGCTACTATTTCAAAAGTATCAAAATGAACATTTTCTTGTCCGAATAAATATGAATGTTTAAAGCCATTTTCTCTAATAAATAGTTTTCCTATTTTATTTCCTTTTGGTTTTTTAACATTATAAACTACTGCATTACTTGCAACTTTTGAAGTTACACTTATTTCTAGTATTTCTAAAATTTGATTGTCTATTTTAATTCTTTTCATTTTATCTTCCTCTTGTTTTATTAAAATAATTTTAACAAAACCAACCTTTAACCACGATTAAATTACAATATTTTATTTTAGTTATAATTAGATAAATTTATAAAAAAGGAAAAATATGGCAAATGTTTCGAATATTGTAAACGTTTCGGTTGTCCCTCAAGGTCGTTCATTATCTCGTAGTAATATGAATATTGTTGCTTTATTCACTTCACAACTTGGAGCGTTATCAAGTGCGAATAGAACAAAATCTTATACTGATTTATCAAGTATTGCTGATGATTTTGGAACAACAAGTGCAGTATATCAACACGCTTCGGTTTTATTTAGTGGTGTAAAAAACCCTTGTAATAGTGGTGGTTATTTAGTTGTTGGCTATTGGAGAAGTGCAACAGAAACTGTAAGTGCAAAAGCTGGATATTTAAAAGGTATTCAATTAAGCGAATCTGTTATTGTTAATACTTTACAGTCTGTAAGTGATGGAAGTTTTAAAGTAACTATCGATGGTGCAGAGCAAACTGTAACAGGATTAGATTTTAGAACTATTGACGAATTATCAGATGTTGTTGATTTAATTAATGATGAAATTACAGATGCAACTGCTTCAATTAATGATCAAAGAATCATTATAACAAGTGATACAACGGGATTAGTAAGTGAAGTATCTTTATTAACTGCAAATACAAGTGGTACATTTATCGGTGTTATTTTAGGTTTATCAATTGGTACGGGTGCTATTGCGTTTGATGGTTTAGCAAGTGGTACATTAACTGCTGAAAGTAAAATTGATTCAGTAACAGAAGCTTTAAAGGAAGAGCCATTCAAAGGGTTTACATTCTTAGACAATCCAACAGATATAGAGTCAAAAGCTTTAGCAGTATTTGCACAAGCTAATGATATTCTATCTTATGATGTTTTTGATAGTGCTTCAAACTTAGAAAAAGATATTACTAATGTTGTTTGGGATATTAAATTATCAGGTTTAGAAAATTATAGAATGATTTATAGAAAAGATGGTGATAGAAAAGTTGCTACTGCTGAAATGACTAGATTACATACTGTAAACTTTAATAATGAAAATAGTGCAATTACTTTAAACTTAAAAGAGTTAAAAGGTATTGTTAGTGAAGATTATTCGCAAGATGAAATTAACAAAGCTAAAAAAGTAGGATTAGATTTATATACTAATTTCGGGGATTTGCCTAAGCTTTTAACAAGTGGTGCGAATGGTTGGGCGGATAATGTTTATAATATTATTGCTATTAAAAACTATATTCAAACAGATGTGTTTAATTTACTTGGAACAACTGGAACTAAGTTAGCTCAAATTAAAAGAGATGTTAATAAGATTGTTGATACGATTGAAAAGACTTTGATTTTATTTAGAAAAGCAAATGTTATAGCTCCAAACCAATGGAACAGTTCGGACACTTTTGGAGATGAAGCATTATTTAGAAGAAGCATTTTAACTAATGGCTATTTTGTGTTTGCTCAATCGCTCAATGACCAAGTACAAAGCGATAGAGTACAAAGAAAATCAGTTCCTATACAAGTTGCTTTTAAGCTTTCTTCTGCAATTCATAGTGCTGAAATTATTTTAAGTATAGAGGAGTAAGAAAATGGCAGTATCAAGATTTTTAACAAATAGCACAACTTTAGTGCTAAATGGTGAGTTAATAAAAGACTTCATCAACGGTGATGTTATTGAATTAGCTTTTGTTAATCCTTTAACTTCTAGGGTATATGGTGCAAATAGAGCTGTTAATATCACACAAAGAAGTGATAGTGATGTGGCAACTTTAACTGTAAGAGTTCAAAGATATTCAGATAATGATATTTGGTTAAATGAACAAGTAAACAATGAAACGCCTATAATTTTTGAGGGTAGTTTAAAAGAGGTTTATATAAAAGATGGTAGCGAGTCTGTAGAGTCTTATGAGATAATTTCAGGAAGTATAACTACTAAACCAACTTATACTAAAAACAATCAAGATGGTAATGCTACTGTTGAGTATGTTTTAGAGGGGTTTATGAGGCGTTTAGTTTAAATTAATAGGGATTTATTCCCTATTAAAATTAAGAGTGTGTTCTAAATTATTATCAATAATATATTTATCCCTAAACATTCAAGCTTCTACCTTTGTATTAAATATT